CTGTGCATATCGCTTTCCAAGTGCTTTTTCATTACGCTCCCAATTCAGGGGATTACCAAAAAATGATAATATTCCTTTGCGTTCCGCACCATCAAGGCGTTTCTGCATCTTGGCTTGCTCTGCCTTGATCTGATCTAGGGTCATCCCTTGCAACTCCTGCTCATACATCTCAGACACAGTTTCCCCTGCCTGTGTGTATGCTTGTAGTCCTGCACTGACATTACTCAATGATCGGGCAAGCTTAGTGTAGCCACTCTCAGGTGCTTGTTGTACTGCTACACGGTACTGACCTCCTGCAACATTGGCAGGACGCAAGCCTCTTGTTGATAAATCTTCTGTTTGTTCTCTAGCCATTAGGTAATTGAACCTCCCCTTGCTTTTGCTATGCTGTATCCTTGTGCCATGCCTTGCGGTATTGCAGCACCTATTGATGTTGCTGCCTCTAGGAAGCTTGGTGCATTGACGGGTCGGTTAATTCCGATCTGCGTTTGCTGACTGCCAGTGATCGCACTTTGGGTTTGGAATCCGTAAGCTACATCTTGGAAACCTTGCTCCCTTGTGAGTGCATACTGGTAATTACCCATTTGCCTGTAGTAGTCATCAAGTAGTAAATCAACACTACTGCCTGATACTCCAGCCTCTCCAGAAGCTACCGTTGCCCTAGCTACACTTGCCCTTGCACGTTGCTGGATTGCAAATAGTTCACTCTGCCTTGCTTGCATCTCCTGATCCTGCTTTACACGCATGGCTTGGAGTTGCTGCTGTAAGCGTACTCCTTCAGCTTCTGATGCTGCGGCTTGGTACTTGCGTTGCTGGCGAGCTTGCTGTGTTTGCCCGATAATGCCTGCGACAGATGTTGCAGTAGATAGTGCTGTGGTTGTACCAATAGCCGCTTGCGTTGCGGCAAGTGCTGTACCTGCTGCCGCTGTAGTTGTGCCTGTTAGTGCCGCTCCTAATGGTGCTAGTGCCATCCAACACATTACGCATCCCCTCCTAATCTAAAGTATTGATACCCGTCTGGTGCTGGATTGTCTAGGAACTGTGCACCCAACCACTTGAGCCACTTGATACTCACCGTGTTCTGGGTATGCACCACATTGTAAACAAAGTCATACCCCATCATCAAGTGTGCTACCCAATCTCTACTGTGCTTCAGCAGGACTTGCTTAATGTCCTTCATGTACTTTGTGCCGAGCATCCAGATCATCCCAATGTCGTCGGTTACTGAGCCTACACCAAAGCAAGCGACAAGCTTGTTGTTATTCAGCCGTACTGTAAATTTCTTGTGTGAGTTAAGGTAAGACTGCTGACATGCAAATTCATTTGTGGCTCCTAGTCCTGAAATCTCAATCACATCCTGATTGCGTAGGTTCTCAGCCAACTCGGAGATGTCCGACTCTTCCATTAGACTTATACTGCAATTCGGGTATTCGGCTACGTTCATATTGCAATCCTCCTACTTCTTGAGGCGACTGTACTTTCAAACTCTGTAGCAAGTAGCTGCACAGGTAAAGCAGATTCGCTAGTGATAGTCACACTAATGTCGTTTACATTTGCATACACTGGAAACTGGAATGTACCATCTTGTAATACCAGTTGTCCAAGTAGTGTATCTGCTCCAAGTATGTTTGCGTTAAAGGTGTGTTCGTAACTGCTGCGGAATTTGGTAGCAACGCTTACTTTGAAGTGTCCAGTGTTTGCGTACTCGATTGAGCCGTTACGTACAATCTGGTGAGAGTAACCTGATACGGATCTACCATTGCTGTCTGCTGATTGCTTTACTGTTGGACGGGTGAGAGTGACCGAGGATGCGTAGGGTATTCCTACGTATGCGTTTGTACTGTAGTCACCATTTACTACGATGGTGTTACCTGAACTGCTGGAGTCCTTGGTTGCCTTGGTTCCGCCTTGCGACCACACTTCCGCATTGGCAATCGGATACCCTGCTACAATCGTGGTCTTATCAGTACCAGAATCATAAGATGGAGAGAGGCCCGACACTGCACGTCTTTTATCTAAGTGAATTGCGTAAGATTCTCCAGTGTCTACAAGCCCACTCTCCAAAGACATTTTCTCAAGATGCGTGTTCGTACCGTCTTCCGTTACCAAGTACAGGTCACTCTCAATAAAGAAAGCATTCACAATATCATCTTGGAATGTGAACCTACTCCAAGCACTCTGCACCCTCTCATTGCCACGCCAGAAGTATTTATATACGTAGAGGTCGGTAGTGCCGCTACCGTTGCTTGTAGTGGCTACTATGATGTCCTCTGTTGGTGATCCAACTAACTGCTTTATGTCGGCAGGGATATACTTAGGCACTTGTCCTGTGATCTCCTCACCCCTGAATGTGTCGGTATTTAGATCAATAGCGTACTCATTGACTCCGTTGTAGCTATTTCGTGGGAATGGGAAATAGATAAAGTTACCCTGCGTCAATGGCTCAACTCCAGCAAGTGCAGTGTATTCCGTTGTCGGTGTGACGTTGATTGTCTTGGGTGTCAGTAGTTCATTGCCTTTGATGACGAACTGCGTCTCATCACTGAACACAATCAACTTCTCTTGGAATGTGGCAACGTGCTTGAGGTTGCTGACTTTTGTGTGAGAGATACCCGCATCAATCGGTGCGGAATCTAGTAACTGTAAGACTGTGGTGCGGAAGAAGTTATAGTATTCATCCGCTTCCGAGAAGATAATGTTCTGACCACTAAGGAATCCAAGTCTGTTCTTCCAGAAAAAGATATTCTCGATGGTACTCCCTACAAAACTTGGGTCTGGGTTGGTTTCCGTATCGCCGACAAGACGTGTTCCCCATGTGTTGGTGTCGATGTAGTAAGTGGATAATCCTGGTTGTGGCAGCAACTTGTAAGGCATGTCCGTTGCCGTAAGTGCCGTAGGTGTGTCTGGTGCAATCGTCTCAACCCATGAACCTTCGCCAAAGTCATCTGTGCTTGCGTTAGGATCTTTAGATTGAAACTTCACATAATAGTCATCCTGAGCAAGTTCAACATTCCCAGACACTTTTACCTCAAGATCATGGAAACACATGATAGGTAAATCCGTAATAGCGGAAACCTCTTCGTGTACTACGCCTAATGCTTGGTCGCCATACCCATCGTGAACCCTTACCGAAAAATCTGACCCACCAACATAAGTGATTAAAACACCATTACCATTTGTGGTTAAAGAATAGTCTGACCCTGACGTTCCATCTTCATCAGCAAGTGTCACGGTAACATCAGTAATACCTCTTGCGTCTATTGCTGCATAGATTCCCTGTGCAATAACTTCAGAATTTGTCCCCTCTGTATTCGTCGCATAACCCACTGCTGTTGCTGAACTAGGGTTTGCTCCCCCATTGATTCTTGCCCTTGAAAGAACAGTATCATAAGAGCGATAGGTGCAAGTTGTGACTGTGCCACCAATGTCGATTTCTACTGTATAATCAGTAGCAGCTAAACCTTGCTTTACAAACACCACTGCTTTCTTAGCAAGTGAACTACTATTTGTACCTAACGCACTAATGCTTTGCGTCTTATTCAGGATAAATGTTGTATCTGCTACCGTTAAAGCTCGCAGGTTCTCCCTTGGGTTTGTGTCCTGTAAATAGCTTGGGTTGATACCTGCGGTGCTGGTTCCAGTAGAAGCATCATATAAGTTTATACTACTACCATCTGCGGTATCGTAGATCTTCGGGTTCTGACTCTCTCCACTAGGCTCAATAACCAGCACGTGCCGATTACTTGCGTCCCTATTTATAAGGTAAACAAAGCTGTCTGGGTGTATGTCACGATCACTACCTAATTCCCCGACAAATTCTGTGAATGGTCTTTTGCGTAGTCCATCGACCACGCTACTAAGCATGTTCTCCTGTGCCTCGTGCTGTCCAGCGAATCGAAGGTTATCAGGTTGCTGTGATACACCTTGAGCCAGATTGGGTATGCTGGTGTTTACGAGTGGCATTATCTGCGTAGCGTAATGGTGGACAGTTCGTTGTCAAATATTGTGTGGTCAGCATTCTTGGCATTGCTGCGTCTTGCCATTGCCTTCGCTTCCATCTCGTCCCGCAACGTAAAGACTTCAATCTCGCCACTTCCGACGAATCTTGCTGCCATCTTGCGAGCTGCACGTATAGTAATCCATTGCCTGAATTGTTCTGGCAGTTCTGTAAAGTCTAGCAGGAATACGATGTCTACCTCCAAGTCCTGCGTAAATGTACTGCGATGGTTCTTCTTGTCGTACAGACTTGTGCCACGCTGCACGATGTCAATGTCGATATACTTACCTACCTCCGTGTCCACTTGGAGCGTATTGCTCGGTACGGTGATCGTGTTATCATTTGCTCTTGTTAGCGGATACTTCTTCTCGCTATTGAAATGCCACCCCTTTGCCTGTATTTCCCTACTGGTGTTATCGAGCAGTGTTTCTGCCTGTACTGCTTGAATGGGTTTTCCTGATCCTGCATTCAGTGTGTTTACTGGTGCTTCACCAATGGCCCCTAATATCTCATTAACGGCTTCTAGTTTAGTTGATAATGTAAGAGACATGGTATCAGTCTGGTAAGGGGGCCAGCAGGCTAACTATGGACAAAGGAATGCCCACTGGCCCCGAACCAGAAGGAAGGTTATGCTACAAGCTCAAGCATTGCTTCAGGACGAAGGATGCCGTGACCAAGAGCGTATTTAGCCAAGAACAAAGTGCCTTGGTACTCAGGTTTGTACTCAGACTCAGTTGCCAAGTCCATAAGCTGGACAGTACCAACAGCAGAGGTATGTCCGATAAGACCTACCGTATTACGGAAGTCGCCATCGTAACCATTGCCACCAGATCCGAACACGTCATTNTTGGAGTTGGAGTCATCNGTAGCAGTACCAGATGCACCAGAATCCATATTGGTGGTTGGGATGTGAGTGGACTTGAAGATATTGATACCAGCAATCTGATAAACCTTACCAGAACTAAGGCTACCGCTACCACCGATGTCCATGTTTACAGCAGAGACGAGGCTCATGCCAGAACCATTTTCACCAGTAATAAGTGAGTAGTAGTCATTTGGTGCAAGAACTGCGAAACGACCGTCTTCGTCAACATCGTTGTTGTCGAGCTGTTCAGCAGCAACATAGAATGCTTCGATGAGGTTTTGAGCATCATAAGAAGCTTTCGTACCAGTAGTACCAGGTGCAGAGATGTCGCCGTTAGGAATGTCAACCTGTCCACCAGTCTTGTTAGTCTGGGTGAGGTTAGCACTTGCACGAGCGGCAGCAATCATGACTTTACATACAGCAGTATCGTAGCGTACAGCAAGTGCTTTCGCCAACTCACGAGCGTAGATGCTGCGGATGTCGTAGTGATTCTTCATGTCATCCAAGTTGTAGAGCATCGTGGAAGAGATGAGCAGGTCATCAATGGTGATGATCTTTTCAGTCTTGGCGATGTCACTCAGATAAGTGGAACTTGCTCCACCTTCTTGAATGATGTTCTGACCAGGTGTGTGGTAAGTAGCACTTGCAATTCCAGTTACTGGAAAGGTAGCACTTTTACCACTATTGATGGTACGAGTAGTGTGTAGTTCACGAAAAACATTCTTCTCGTCGAACGTAGTTAAGATCTCTCCTGTGAATTGTTTGAGGAAGAGGTCGTTGAATCCACTCCAGCCTGATTGTCATCAAACCGTGATGGATCGGAAATGCCTTCATTAGCCATTTGATCGGGTCTCCTATATTGGAAGTTAAAAGATAAGGGTTTAAGTTATCTCGCTCACTTTCCGTTAGGTATCTCCCGCAAGAGGCTACGTCTGTTTACGAAATCTATCTACACAAATGAACTATGTTTTTCATGTTGGCAAGTGTTTTCTTTTGTTAAAGTTATGTTAAGCTATGTTTCTATGTTGAGTTCAAGAATACTAAAGCCTTCTACTGTCTCACCTGTGTACTGCCAGTTGTCATAACACAGATCATTGTGACACCCTTCCATTGCGAGGATTAAATCTTCTGTGCTACCTTCATTCTGGAGTATGTAGTCGTAAAACCTTTGCAACTCTGACGATTCTGGTGGTGCATACCATCCAATACCCATGTGTTTACCAAGTCTTATCGCTACTCCTGACGGGCGGTGTACTAACCACATTCTGTTATTTGCCATCAGTATTTCCTAATGGGTCTGTTTTGGTGTACCTATCGCACGTCCCATAGGGGCTAACTCCTGTAGATGCACCCATAGAGACTAGCAAGCCACAGGAATACTCATCATTAAAGTGATGCTTACCTTGCTCTATCTTTATGATTGGTGAGATTGACCGATACCAGCAAGTAGCACATGGTTGCTCCATGAGTGCATCTTGTCTTGTGCGGTAGTTTACTGATTTGTGTTCTTCGTCCATTAGAGTAATATCTTTTTTGTGTCCCTGTAATCCTTAGCTACCTCCTTAATAGTAAGTAAGCGACCGAACCGATCAATCCAGCCATCTTCATTATTCTTGGATGCTAACTCAAGGGTGCGTTCATACTCCTCTTCCACTGCTTTGATGAATTGGTCTAACTTGTCCATAAATAAAATGGCCCATGAAGAGCTGGCACTCCTCACAGGCCTGAAAAATCTACTTCATAATTTTA